CGCACACGTGTTACTCGTGGGGGCTTTCCTCTACGAGTGCGCGAAGGCGGGGATCGTGGCCAGTGGTGTGCCGTCGGCCTCCGCTACCAGCTCCCCAATCAGAGCGATGCTCGCGTACGCGGCGGGCGCCGCCGCAGCCGCCGCCATCGGAGACGACCTTATGGCATCCGGAAAGAAGTTCAGCGAAGAGCTGCTTCTGGACTTCGGAGTGACCACAAAGGACTCGTCCTCCAGCGCGCCGCCAGGAGGGCCCCACGAGTTCACGAGCCACAAGTTCAGGAGGACGTCCACTGGATGGTCTGCAGAGTTTCTCAACTTTGAGAAAATGCTTTCCAGGTTGGCGTTCAAGTGCAAACACCAGGACGATCGTTGGGCCCACCCGGGCAACGACGTGCTTGCGGGCATGAAATTCGTCCTGCGCAACAGCGAGGAGCAGTCCAGCGCCTTTGCCAGCGTCTGCAGAGCCCTCGGCTTCGACATCGATGCCGTGGAGCCGCAGATGTTCGACATGGAGGATTGCTGAAGCGTCGAAACCGACCTGCAAAGTCCCGCGGGCTAGAGCGACAGGGGGCACCAAGAGGTCCATCACAGGCCTCGGAATTCACATCGCTACCGAGGGCCCGGTATACGGCCCAACTTGCACGTTTTAACCACGGGTAACACTAACCATGCCGCCCAAGCAGATACAGCGCCGGAAGCAACAGCCGCGCAAGCCCAAGGGCAAACGCACTCCGCCACCCAGGATGCCAGTAGTCGCCCCTTTGCGACGAAAACGACCGAAGAGAGTGGCACCTCTTGGCACGCATCTGTTCTCCCCTTTGAACTCGGCAGTGCCAGCTTCACCGTTGTACGAAGGAGCTGGAATTCTCAATCGGGCTACTGCTGTTCTTTCTGTTTCTACTAGCACAACAGGTAGGTCTTTGCTTTTTATGGTTCCCAGGTTGTCCACCAACACTTCTGGTACAATGCTGTCTTGGGTTCGTGGAGGTACCACGGCAGGCACCCAACCCCATGCAAACATCGTCAACAGCTTCTATCCCGGCACTTCAGGTATTGGGGATCCAGTCGCCGTTCGTGGTGTTAAATACGGAGTTGAGTTTGCTTTACGTGGAAATCTTAACAATGCGTCCGGCAGGATCTTTGTTTTGATTACCGACACTACCATCGCTGTGGCCAACGACATGACTAGCACCACCGGCCTTAACAACGACGCCGTTTTCGATTCCATCGCCGCTCATCCTCATTCAAAGTCCTTCACTCCGATGGATTTTGCTAAGAAGCGACTGTTCTTCTCCACCCCGCGTGATGCAGAGCAGTATTGGAAATGGCTTCCTTACTCAGGCACCGGTTCTGCGACCACGTGGATTAATGCTCTGACCGACCGTGAGGGCGCGACGAGCCTTGACCCCGACGTCATTACTCAACCCTTTAAGTACTTGTATGTTGCCATCGAGACCGCTGACAGCGAATCTTCCAATTTCACATTGGATCTTCGCGTTCACGACCACCGCTACCTGCGTTACCATAGCACTTCTTTTGCAGCTGCCCAGCACAAGCCTCTTCCAACGGCCCCTGCTTCCGCCTTCAACGCCGCCATGCGCGCGGCAGAGTTGGTGGGCGCAGCCGGGTTTGCTTTGGGAGACGCTGCTGGCGCTTTGGCTTACCGCGCACCCGCTGCAGCCGAAATATTACTGTAAGTTAGTACTATCGCGTATGGTTTTCTGCCTTTTGGCAATTTTCTCGTCCTCGGCGAAGCACTGCTGATTATGCTGGTCGTATTTCAGTATGTCCCGTCGTTGACTTTCGCAGCCTTTGGAACCACCCACCTTAGGTTTGCCACCGAGTTCAGCTGGC